TGCTATCCATAAAAGATTATACGCGGCATTGAAGAATGAATTTAGATTAATGGTCAATGTATTTAAAACTTATCTTCCTGCGGAATATCCGTACGATGTAGTAGGTGGACAAAGAAATATTAAACAAACAGACTTTGATGATAAGATTGATGTTGTACCGGTAGCGGATCCTAATATCTTTTCTCAGACACAAAGAATATCGATCGCTCAAACAGAATTACAATTAGCACAATCGAATCCACAAATTCATAATTTGTATGAAGCGTATAGAAATATGTACGAAGCGATTGGTGTAAAAAATATTGATTTGATTTTAACACCCCCTGCTCAACCACAACCTAAAGACCCTGCTTTAGAACATATTGACTCTTTATCAGGAGTCCCTTTCCAAGCGTTTAAAGGACAAGATCACAGAGCTCACATGACTGCTCATTTAAATTTTATGGCAACCAATATGGCAAGAAATAATCCTGTCATCATGGGTGCTTTAGAGAAGAATATATTTGAACATATTTCTTTAATGGCATTAGAACAAGTAGAGATAGAATTCCAAAATGAAATGATGCAAATGCAAGCTATGGGAAATAACCCACAAGCCATGCAAGATCCTAGAATCCAACAGATGATGATGCAATTAACGATGAAGATTGAATCTAGAAAAGCTGTATTGATTGCTGAGATGATGGAAGAATTTAAAAAAGAAGATCAAGAAATCAATGGTAACTTTGGTAATGATCCTATCGCACAACTTAAATCTAGAGAATTAGACCTACAAGCACAAGAAAATGCTAGAAGAAAAAAAGACGATGAGAACAAACTGAATCTAGAGAAGATGAAAACGATGATGAACCAAGTAAATCAACAAGAAAAACTAGAACAGAATGAAGATTTAGCTGAATTAAGAGCAGCTACTTCTATCGCTAAACAACAAATGTCTAACATGAACAAAAAAGGAGCGTTTTAATATGAAAAAAATGACTAAAGGACAGAAAAAAGTAGGTGTTGTAATGAAAGAGTTTAAAAAAGGTAAATTACACAGCGGAAAATCTGGAAAAATAGTAAAAAATCCAAAACAAGCTATTGCAATTGCTTTATCTGAAGCTAAAATGAGTAAGAAGAGGAAAAAATAATGAAAAAAAATAAAAAAATGCCTAAATGTGGTTATGAAGTAGGAACTCCAGAAGGTGGAAAAGTAATTTCTACTCCTTCTGTTAAAGGTTCTGAAAAAGTAACTGTTAAAGGTACTGGAAAAGCAAAAAAACAGACAGCTACTTGGTACTAGGTTATGTTTCCATGGAGTTTAATTGGCTCTGGAGTTAAGGCCGCAGTAGAAATCTATTCTAATAAGAAAAAATCTGAAATCGTTATGTCAGAAGCAGCATTGTTGCATGCTGAAAAAATGAAACGCGGTGAGATTGAATACACAGGTAAAGTTTTTGAAAATCAAAAAAACGATTGGAAAGATGAATTCATTTTATTGACGTTATCAAGTCCTCTGTTTTTATTAGCGTATTCTGTATTTGCAGAAGATGAAGATATTTCTAAAAAACTAGACTTGTATTTTCAGAAATTACAAGATATGCCTTGGTGGATAACTGGACTTTGGATTTCAGTAGTAGCTGCCGTATACGGAATCAAAGCAACCGATATTATCAATACGAAAAAAGGAAAATAACATGGGTGAATCTAAAAGAAAAAAATTTATAGAACTTGCTAAAAAAGGTGGGACAAGAAGTGACTTTGTTAAACTTGCTAATGAAATGGGTTTTACCGATAAAGAAAAACCAGCACCTAAACAAGAAGGAAATAAAACTACAAAAGCTTTTAAAGTAGGATCTCAAATGAAACTAGAGGGAAAAGAAAAAACCAATATGTTCAAGAGACTCTATGGATTAAAAGGAGCAGGAGCTAAATTAGTTAAAGGAACAGGAGAACCTGATATTCAAGGAGATCCTATTTCTGGTGAAGGTTTACTTATTGAACCTAAAATGGTAGATAGAGATGAAAAAAGAAAAGGTGGACTAGTGAAAGCTGGTAAACCTAAATTAGCAAAAAAAGGATGGAGATAGTATGGAATCTTGGAAAGATTTATTTAAATTTATAAAACGCAAATCATGCAAATTAGTTTGTAAGATATTTGGTATTACACAATGTATGTGTAATCACGAATGTAACTGTAAAAAAGAGGCTAAAAAATAATGAAAGGTTACCATAAAACAAAAAAAGGAACCATGGCTAAAAAAGGTCTTTGGTAAAATATTCAACAAAAGAAAAAAAGAATCGCTGCAGGTTCAGGTGAGAAGATGAGAAAACCTGGAACTAAAGGAGCACCAACAGCTAAATCAATTAAAAAATCACAAAATAAAAAGTAATGGCTAGAACAGCAGCTTGGCAAAGAAAAGAAGGTAAATCTAAATCAGGTGGACTGAATAAAAAAGGTATTGCATCTTATCGTGCAGCTAATCCTGGTTCTAAATTATCTATGGCTGTAACTACAAAGCCATCTAAATTAAAAAAAGGTTCTAAAGCAGCAAATAGACGTAAGTCTTTTTGTGCTAGAATGAGTGGAATGAAAAAACGTTTAACCTCTGCTAAAACAGCAAGGGATCCTGATAGCAGAATTAATAAATCCCTAAGAAAGTGGAACTGTTAATGTCACAACAACCTGACGATATTATCGTCATACAAAAAATACTTACAAAACTAAAAGCTAGTTATCAAAATATTGGAGACAACTTAATATCTGGAGGGGTTGACAATATGGAGAAATACAAATACATGTTGGGTCAGGCACATGCCTACCAATATATCTTACAGGAAATCTCTAACCTGCTAAACAATAAGGAGCAAAAAGATGAAGAAGGAAGAAACGTCATTGACCTCGGACAAAAATCAAGAGGTTCCAAAGATTAAGTTAGCTTTGGAAGAAAAATACGAAAAAGAAAATAACGAAAAAATAGATTCACATAATTCTATTAAAGAAAAAGAAACTTCAAAATTACCGCAACCTACTGGTTGGAGAATTTTAGTATTACCGTTTAAACAAAAAGATAAATCTAAAGGTGGAATATTATACACCGACGAAACTATTGAACGATCACAGGTGGCATCAACTTGTGGTTTAGTTTTAGCTATGGGCCCACATTGTTATGATAGGGAAAAATTTCCCGAAGGTCCGTGGTGCAAGAAAGGGGATTGGGTAGTCTTTGCTAGATATGCCGGATCAAGAATTCAAATTGATGGAGGGGAAGTACGTCTGCTAAATGACGATGAAGTCTTAGCAACAGTGAAAGACCCCGAAGATATCTTTCACCAATTTTAACATAGGAGCATACTATGCCAGAAGAAAATAATACAGTTGATATTGATACTTCAGGTCCTGAAGTTGAGGTAGAGTTAGAAAACCAACAACCAGACAATGAGGTAACGAATGAAACGAAAAGTACAGACAGTAATGAGTCCAATGACTCATCTAAGAAACCTGATGAGCAGCTTGATATTCAAGTTAGCGAAACAGAAGAAGAGCCTAAAAAAGAAGAAGGCGAAGAAGGTAAGAAAAAAGAGTTAGAAGAATATTCTGAAGGAGTAAAGAAAAGAATAGCTAAACTAACTAAAAAAATGCGTGAAGCAGAGCGTAGAGAACAAGCTGCGACTGAATACGCAAAAAGTATCTTATCTGAAAAAGAAAAATTAAATAACAGATTAACTAAATTAGATAGTGGTTATGTTTCTGAAATGGAAAACAGAATCAAATCTTCTATGGAAGCAGCTTCTGCTAGATTAGTAAAAGCAAGAGAAGATGGTGATATCCAAGGAGAGATAAATGCTACTAAAGATATATCTAGGTTAGGTTATGAGGAAGCAAGATTAGCTGAAATAAAAGTTAAAAATGCTAAACCCGTTGAAACAGAAGTACAACAACCCGTTGCAACTCCTCAACAACCAGCACAGTCAGCACAGCCAATCAATCCAGATCCAAAAGCTCAAGCATGGGCTTCTAAGAATTCTTGGTTTGGACAAGATGAAGCTATGACTTATACAGCATTTGGTTTGCATCAAAAATTAACAGAAGAAGAGGGTTATGATCCTCAATCTGATGAATATTATGAGGAAATCGACAAAAGAATAAAGGTTGAATTCCCCCATAAATTTGGTACAACAAATACTAAATCGACTAATACAGCAGTACAGAACGTTGCTTCGGCATCAAGATCTACTGCTAAAACTGGTCGCAAAACTGTGAGACTCACGCCCTCCCAGGTAGCAATTGCTAAAAAATTAGGTGTGCCACTGCAAGAATATGCGAAACAATTAAATATCACGAAGGAGGTATAGGCATATGGAAAATGATAAAATAAGTAAAGAAGCTTCCCGTGCGAGTCAAACAAGAGCAAAAGATGTTCGTAAAAAAGTTTGGACTCCACCATCAAGTTTAGATGCACCCCCTGCACCGGCAGGATTTCGACACCGTTGGTTAAGATCGGAGTCAATGGGTTTCAATGATACGAAAAACATAGCAGGTCGTTTACGATCAGGTTATGAATTAGTTCGTGCTGATGAATACCCAGACCACGATTTTCCGACAATCGATGACGGTAAATACAAGGGAGTAATCGGAGTTGGTGGCCTAGTGCTGGCTAGGATACCTGAAGAGTTTGCAAAACAGTACACTGATCACTATGCTAAAAAAGGCAAAGATCAAGATGAAGCTGTTAATAACGATCTCATGAAGGAACAGCACCCAAGTATGCCAATCAATATTGATAGGCAGACTCGTGTAACTTTCGGTGGTTCAAAGAAATAATTTTTTAGTAATTTCTAAGACCAACGATTAATTATAAACTTAAAACATGGAGTAAATAACTATGGCAAACAAAGACGCAGCTTTCGGATTGAGAGCTATCGGAAAAGTCGGCCAGAATAGAGACAACCAAGGTTTAAGTGAATATGGTATTGCTGCAAGTACAACTAGTGCAATATTCCAAAATGACCCGGTACAATTTTTAGGTACTGGTTACATTGGGGTAGCTGACACTACAACTGCAGTCCTACTAGGATCACTTAACGGTGTTTTCTATACTGACGCAAGCACATCGAAGCCAACATGGGCGAATCATTTAGCAGCATCTAATGCAGCTACTGACATCGTTGGATTCGTTGCTGACGACCCTTATGAAAGATTCGAAGTACAAGCGGATGGAACCCTAGCAATAACGGATATCGGAAGAAACACTGATATCGTATATGCAGCAGGTTCTTCACCGAACTTCGTATCTAAAGTAGAAATAGACTCGAATACAGCTAACGTTACTACAGCTAGCAAACAATTCAGAATTTTAGGTGTTGCAAAAGACATCGAAAATAGCGAATTGTCTAATGTTACGACATATGCAGCTAATGTAAACGTTGTTGGTATTATCAACGAGCATTTCTTAAAATCTGAAACAGGCATATAATAGGAGAAAATAATTATGGCTATATCACGATCACAACTAGTTAAAGAACTAGAGCCAGGATTGAATGCACTATTCGGCCTGGAATACAAACAATACGAAAACCAACACGAAGCTATCTATACAACAGAAACTTCGGACAGAGCTTTTGAAGAAGAAGTTATGTTATCAGGTTTCGCTAACGCACAAGTTAAACCTGAGGGTTCTGGTGTGACTTTTGACAATGCTCAAGAGACTTTCACTGCTAGATACACTCACGAGACTGTTGCTTTGGCATTCGCAATCACTGAAGAAGCGATTGAGGATAACCTGTATGACAGATTAGCTTCTAGATATACAAAAGCGTTGGCTCGTTCAATGGCAAATACTAAACAAGTAAAAGCTGTCAACCCATTAATTCAAGGTTTACCTACTACTAATAACTTTGATTCTGGTGACGGTGTATCTTTGTTTAATACTGCCCACCCAACAATTGCTGGAACTGTTGCAAACACTCTAGCAACTCAAGCTGACTTAAACGAAACATCTTTGGAGCAATCTTTAATTGATATTGCTGCTTTCACAGATGAAAGAGGTTTAAAAATTGCTGCTAAAGGAGTAAAAATGATTATTCCTTCTGAGCTTCAATTTACAGCTGAGAGACTTATGAAGTCTGCAAACAGAGTTGGCACAGCTGACAATGATATTAACGCGATTAAATCTATGGGGATGATTCCTCAAGGTTACGTAGTGAACAACTACTTAACAGATCCAAATGCGTTTTACATCATTACAGATGTACCAAATGGTATGAAGTACTTCGTAAGATCACCTATTTCCACTAAAATGGAAGGTGACTTTGATACTGGTAACGTTAGATACAAAGCTAGAGAGAGATACTCTTTCGGTGTTTCTGATTTTAGAGGTATCTTTGCTTCTGAGGGTGCATAATAAGTAGTTCTTATTAAGCATTTTTTATTTGAGATGGCCCCTTTACGGGGCCATTTCTTTTTGATAGAAAGGACGAACCATGATGAAACAATTCTTAGTAAAAATCAACGCATACGGATACAGAGCAGAAACAACAGTAGAATCTATAGACACCCCCCAAGGTGTAGAAAATGCTATCCTTGACAAAATAGGAAAAAGAAGTATAAATTTCACTTCTAATGGTACCTCTTCAAGAGTGTGTCATTTAACCTACGAGGAGATTGTAAATGGAGAACAATCACATCAAGGATCTTTACAAGACAAAAAGATCGCTTGAGTTAGAGTGGGAGCAAGACCATATACATAATGGTATGTATACTATTAATATGGTTAGGATTGATGAAGAGATTAAAAAAGTTATCAGTCATATTAAAGTGGCTGAAGCTAAAGAATCTTTACATCAGGTAAAAATAGAATCCGCTGCTCCTGAATTTTCTATAGCTGGTTAATTAAACCAAGCTATTTATCGCTGGAATGCGTTTTCCTTATAAGGATATCTTGCACTTCATTAAAATTTAGTCTATAAATAAATCACTATATATAAATTTTGATACAGACGCATATAGTCGACGGCCTAGAGACTGTATCGAATCAACTAGGAGGATATAACTATGGCACAAACAACTTTTTCAGGTCCAGTAAAATCAGATAATGGTTTCATTGCACCTTCATACACTTTATTAGAAGCAGCAGCGATCAGTTCACCTGCAACTGGTTTAGTTATCTACGTTTCAGATGCAACTGGTTCAGGAGTTACTGGATCACTTTGTTTCTACAACGGAGCAGCTTTTATAGATGTTACTACTGGTATAGCAGTAGCATAATTAAAATTATAGGGGCTCCTTCGGGAGCTCCTAACTAAGGAGAATACAAATGGGATCATATAAAGGTGATATACAAGCAACTAGAATAGGTGCTGCGACAGCTAGTGTAGTAATAGCTCCACCGGTTAGATTAAGAGGAATTATTATTGCAGGTTTAGCAACTTCTGGTTTGGTTGAATTAAAAACTACAAGTGCGACTGGAGA